ACCGCTTGGGTACACCGCAACCCAGTTGACCTTAAAGCCTGCCTGCTTAAGGCTAGCTTGGGTTGCTGACTTAACCGCCATTGGCAAGTCGTTGTAAACACGAGAGTAAGAATAGAGCCCACTCTCGGACTGCAGGCGAATACCCATATTGATCTGCTCTAGGGTACTCTCGACAAACATCCGGATACGGTCGGACTCTTTGGTCGCGTTCTTGTTGGCGATTTCGACGGCCTCGTGTGCGGTGATTCTCATGTCAGCTCCGTGGTGTCGCCCTTGCGTAAAAGATACTCAGGAGAGATGCTTTTGCGGAAGTGGTGGTGGGTGTCTTCTTGGGCGGCGGCGTACTGCACTACCACCCCTTCACGCATGTGCGTGCTCTTGCCGCTTAGGCTCTCTTTGCCGCTGGTGTATTGAGCCAGTACCTCTTGCGAGAATGGCCCTTCGTATAGCGCGGGGAGTAAGCCAAGGTTGCACTTCTCGCTAACCTGTTTAAGCTCGTTCCATTTCATCCAGTGGTTAGTGCCGTCGGCGCCAACCCAGACCGCAGCAAAAAGACCAAATCGGACCTCGCCAGTTGGAACGCCGTAGCCAAGGTCTTGAACCCCTTTGCCGTAAGCCTCGCCAAGCAAGAAAGGCTTGCCGGCAGGGTCCTTCACTTTGCCGAATGCGTCAAGAAATTCAAGCGCTTCCGCAATACCAGGAGTGCCCCGAAAAGCTCGGACATAAACATTGGAGTCATTTTTCTCGCAAGGTGTGAAAAAGAAACCGTCGCGGGTCGAGTTCTTGGTGCCAATCTGGAAGTGACCGTCATAGTAGGGAGTCTCCGTGTTTTCGGGCTGATCTTCCCGGTGATAGCCGACGATCATGCACGTGCCATGGGTCTTCTCTGTGAAAACAACCTGGTCTCCGTCTTTATATAGACGATCTTTCTTGATGTTTTCGATATCGAACTTCAGGACGGTACCGCTACCGGCCAGGATACCCGACATACTCTCTGGGATCTTGGGTTCCCATTTGGTAATCCCGAGTTCCTCGGTGACGTCTTGGCCTTCGATCCATTCCGGCTTCGGTGGATAGATCAAGCCCTGGCTTAGGACCTTGCGCAGCCGGATCGCTTTGACGCGGTTTTGTCCTGGTCCTGCTAGGCCACCAACCAGGTTAAGCGTCTCGAGGATAGCTTGAGGACAAAGGGCGGCCTCTGGAATATAGGCTGCCAGCTGACCGTCTTGGTACATCCCTTTACGGACTACCGAAAGAAAGTCGCCCACGCGAGCCAGCTCGATTGAATGAGCCTCCTGGTCAGGATGAGGTTCGATTGCAATTTTATAAACTTTGACTTCGAATTCTGACATAAAAATCCTTTCATATACCTTCCATTTGTATAACAAGATCGGCTATATACATCTTTTCTACTTCCAGAGCACCGAGGGCGGTCAGGAAGTATCCTACCGCCTCATCCCTCATAAACCTAAACGGCTGGGTTGTCCCGTCCGTCTTTACGATAACAATATTGCATGACTGGATTTGGTCTTTTTCTGCCAGCGCAGACAGTACCGGGATAATCGCTTTGAACTCACTAACCAACTTATCCACTGATTGTATGGGCATTGGATCTCCTGAAGGGAAAAATACCGGGGCAGCGACATAACCAGAGAACCGCCCAGCGACCCCACCTTACCAAGGGATACAAAGATCTTCAAGGCTAATCATGACTCTTTGCTCGCTCGTAAAACGTGAATCGAACACCATAATGGTTTTCCAAGGGATACCGCATATCTGAGCTTTGGTCGAGTAGGTGTTGGCTGTGATGGTGCCAGAATATATCGACCTGGCGATCCCATGACGCTCCTGCCTCCCATTCCCAGCCGATGAATCTCACTTGCTTGTTGGTGCTGTCTTCGTGAACGCGATTATCCCAGTACAGGGATGCTGGGCCTATGGCAGCCAGGGTCAGGTTAAACGTGACCGCAGCACCGTCCTTCCATCTCTCGCCCGGTGTAGTAGAGCCTGGTTGCTGATATGGCAGGTAAGGGTCGCGTTCCTGGTCGGTCTTCCAATACTCCATCCCGAATTTCTCGAGATCGAGGAGACGGTACTCAGTCGCTCTGACCGTTGTCGCTCCCAAGAGGAGGCAAAGAATTATGAAGATTAGTTTTTTCATGACGCCGGCCTTTCAAAGATACCACCGAGCATGGTACCAGATGACTGAGATGCTGCTTCTTCAATGTGCATAGAAGCTTGCAAGCTGCCTCGTAGCTTAAGGTCGTATAGAACAGAGGGATGCCGTGGATATGCATCCTCTCGGATTCCTTTGCCAAAGTCTCTCTCAGCTTGCGACTCAAGGCTCTTTGCTGCTTAGTCATACTACCGAACAAATACTTTTCCCATAACGAAAGCTGAAGGGTCGCTCCCACGATTTTAGTCGCGGGGCTCTTGGCCTTAGAGGCCTCAATCTCTTCAAGCTTTTGGAGTAGCTGTAGCGGGGTCATATACTGGCGCCATTGTGTTAGCGTTTACAAGGGTATCAGTGTACCCCATCTTGATCCACTCGTCGAGTCGGTCCTTCTGGAGCTTAATGGTCTGGGTCCGGTTCATAGGGGCAGCCTTGCGCTTGGTACCAACAGCCCACCAGGCGACCGTCAGCTCCAGGTGAGTGATCATGTCTTTCTGCCAGAGCACTTCAAGTGCACAGGTCAGATTGTCTTGGTGACGGTAGAGGCAGTTAAGTTCCATGCTCGGCTCCAGGTTGGTCCTGCCCAGTTGTCCGGGCAGGACCGAAGTGTAAACAACCACAAACATCTTATCGGCACTTCGATGAAAAAACTTTAGCTCTTTCTTCAAGATAATCTACATGGGTATATTTTGCCACTTTATGAGCATTTTGGATACCTAATATATACTTTTAGCTACTTTTGTGCCACCACTAGGATATAAATGCTAACCCGCTAGCAATTATGGTCGATTATAGCTGTCTATGTACACCAGGGTGGTAGTTAGACAGTAAAATTGAGTCTATCTATCCGTACAAGGTAGTTAGATATTCTGATTAGGTTTTTACCGATCGGGCAAACAATATGGCCTCTAGGCCCGCCCCGCCCAAAATACTCCCGGCCGGGATCATTTGATGAAACAAGGGATTATTTATACCCGGTCGGGTGTAGTTTTGGCCCCGTATAAATTCTATACAAGGCCAAGAACCTTAGTTCGAGTGGGCGCGTACCCAGGCAGACATATAGGAGTTTGTGGACTTCTGGAGCTTCTGGGCCTGGAGCCACTTGTCGCGCAGGCCCAGGGACTTCTCGACAGGCTCTTTACCGCCCTGTTCTTGTTCCTCGGCAGCAGCGGCGTCTTCTGGGGTCGCCTCTTGTTGACTTGGGTCCTGGCCCTCTGCGCCTTGCTGCCCCTGTTGCCCCTGTTGCATCTGCATTTCGTTGGCTTCGAGTTCCATCTTCTGGCCCTCGGCACCCATCTGCGCCTGGGCTTGCTGCATCTCGATAGGCGAGACCTTGAGCCCTTGGTACGACTGGTTAAAACCAGGATCACAAATGAAGTCGTAGGCTGGGTTCTTCATGGCTTCTTTGTCTTTAAAGAAGTGATGACGGACCTCTGAATAAAGCATGAACCGCACGACATTGGCGTTGAACTGGTTCGACAACAGCATATCGCCACCGAACGGTACCGCGTCGTGCTTCTCGGAGTCAGCAAACAAGCTGGTCATTGTCGCGGTGGTGTTCAGTTCCATTTGCTGGCGCTGGATCACAGCGTCGCGAGTGTCTTCGCCCACGCCTACATAAGAGACGCGGTACTTGCCTTCAGCATCCGGGAAGTTCAGGTAGAGGATCTTATTGACGCCGTCAAAGACGATGTCCAGGAGCATACGCAGGCCGCGCTCTTCGCCCTTGATGATGTCTTCTTGCTTGTTGCTCTGTCCGCCGAGACCTTGGGGCTGGCTAAGGTGGCCGTAGCCCATCTCTTGGGGTGAGATTTGGAATGCGGAACAAAGAGCGCGAATGACGTGCTCTTCGATCTGGAGGAATTCCATGTCTCTTGGGGTAGACGACAACGGGATGTAGTTGACCTTGATTGGTCCACCAACAACCGGCACCGTCGAACTGTTGTCATTACGGGTTGCAAAGTTATGGAATTGCTGGCGGAAGTTCTCCATATCGGCTTCGCTGATCTCGACGCCGGGCTGGGTTGCTTCCATGGTGATCATGCCCTTGTTGGCAAGACCTTTGACAAATTGGTTGCTCAGGTAAGTCAGGGTCTGTTGATGGACCCAGACCATATAGATGGCCTGCTCAATAGGAGACAACGGGTAGCCATTGAGGTCAAACAGGGCTTGCTTCTGCCAGTGCCAGACATGAAGGTCGTCTTCCGAGAAGGCGTTGATGTTAACCCCGTCCACCTTTTGGACGTAAGCTGCCGGACGCTCTTCGATGTCAATCTCGTTCCATTCCTGCGCGTCTTCTTGAGACTGAGGCATGGTCTGG